CAACAATATCAAAGCCAACAACAAGCACAACCACAACAAGGGCAACAAGATCAGGGACAACAATATCAAAGCCAACAACAAGGACAACAAGATCCGGAACAACAACAACAAGGTCAACAACAACAAGACTCAGGACAACAACAAGGAATCCAGATGCCATTAAATTTAATTACACTTTATAATAAAAACACTCAACCAGTATTAATATCTAATCAGACACCTATCGGAACGCCATCAAATCCATGGGATATACCCGACTTTAATGTAACCGATTCACAAGCGCAATGGATATGGTATAAAACGGTTTCTAATAATGGAAATAGTGTAATCAATAATTCATTTACAAATGCATTATTGATTGGTATAAATAATAATTCAACATTAAAATATCCATTAACATTAAATGTAATATGCGATTCAGCTTGTATTGTATTTTCAATGAATGAAACTGGAATAAATAATTTAGGATATGTTTCGGGAGGACCCGATTGGAAAATCTCAACAAAATTTACTTTATCAAGATTAAGCCAAAATTCTATTTTTATCTTTCTTCTTGCTAATTTTGGAACAAAAACTACATCGAATAACGGGGGCTTTATATGTTCATTACAAGATTCAAGTAATCCTGTTAATATTGTGTTTAATAGTAATATAACATATTTTCCTAATTGGAGCGTTTGGGCTAGTTAAAAAACATCTTTAGAATATCATTATCGGTATTAAAAACCGAACGAGGAATTATAGAACTTGTATGAGATGAATTTTTAGAACCTATCTGATTATCATAAATATTTATATGATGAATATCGTTATTCATATAATGATTGACATTGGCATTATTGACATTAGTATTATTATCATTGACATTATTACAATTATTATATAATTCATTATATAAATTATATATATTATTACGTTCTTCTAAAACAAGATTATATTTAGATAATAGAATATTATAATCAGAAAGATTAACATAATCAAAATAATGAAAGAATGACGAATAAATAATAAGAGAGATAATAATTAGTATAATTAAAAAAATAATGAATTGAAATATATTTATTTTCATATTATATATAATATAATATGAAAATAAATATAAAAGTATATATAAAAACTGTTATAGATAAACTATTTCCTAATTTAAATGTTATAGAATGCGGTGTATTAACGGAGTTAATCCATATAATAGTTGATACGTTAATGTATAAATTAAATTTATCAGATAATATAAATAAATTTATATCACAATTAACCGAAAATGATAATAGAGATATGATAGGTATAATATATTTAATATTACCATACATTGATGATAAGAATGATTATGAATTATTTAAAAAAATTAAAAGATTAGAGGATATTACATGTTTAAAAACAAATGATAAAAATGAAATTAATAAATATGTAATAACAAATTTTCAATATTCAAGATATTTTGAAATACAAGATGATACATATTTTCAATATATAAATAAATTTAATTTTTTTAATAAAACAAATAAAATTTATGAATATAAATTTAATATATTAGATTTAGAAATAGCGACTAAATTAGTTCTAGATACAATAGAATTAGTAAATTCTAAATTATATATTAATTGGATTAATATAATACCATTAACAATTAATAATTTTAAAGAATCAAAAAAATATAAAAATAATTTTTATTATGACAATATAAACGGTAAATATAAATACAAGACTATAAATGGTATAGAAAAAGATTTTGATTTTTGGGATTTAGAATATTCAAATGATTTGCGTAGATATAGTGGGATGTCAGCAAATGATTTATTTAATACAATATATGTTTATTTATTTAAAGACTTATATGAAAGTGGAACAAAATGGTTAATATATGAAAAACAAATAATAAATAATATGCAACCAATAAAATTTATAGATATTATAAGTGAAATAATTGATATAAAATATTTATATAATAATATTGATTATGATATTCTTGATATACATGTTGTTAATATGTTATCTAGTAATTGGAATAAAATTATAAATAATGTTTTGATTAATAAAGATTCTGAATTTTATGATTTTTTAAAAGTTTTTATCTTCAAATTTGATTATTATTATGATTCACAAAATAATAATAATTATGATTATGAATCATTTTATAAAAAATATAATATATTTAATCCTAATACAGAACCAGACGAAGATTTATTTTTAAATGTTTCTAAAGATAATATGGAACAAGATTATAGAAATAAAATTATTGAATTTAGAGATAAAATAGAAATTAAAGAAATATATATGTTTTTAATAAATAAAATAAAAATATTCAAGAGGACATGGTATGGAAAACAAATATTAAATGGTGAAAAAATTAATAAAAAACTTTATTTTAAGAATAAAATAAAAATTAGACGGAAATATTTTTATATAACATATAAAAATATATATAATTATGCAAAATATGTATCGTTAAGTTTTTATGAGAATAAATATTCAGATGCAAGATGTTTAACAAAAAAAGATAAAGAGTTATTTTTTAATAAATTAAACGGAAATGATGATGATTTTAATATAACAAATGTTTTGAAAAAAACATATAAAAATATTAGTTCAAAAGATTGTATAAAAATACAAAAATTTATCTCTTCTAAAATCAAAACAAAATTAGTTAATTTAGTATTTGAAACACATATACAGTTTGGATTATTAAACGAATTTATAATAGATTCATCATTAACAAATGAAGAATTATTGCCAAGAACAGAAAATGAAAAAAAGAACACAATAAAAGAAAAATTAATTAGCAAATATAAAGATAAGAAATATTTAGAAGCATATTATTATTTAACAAGTGATAAATATATGAATTTAGAATTATATAATAAGAATGGAGATAAAATAGATTATTTTGATTATACATTTAAAGAGAATGGTGTATGGCATAGTTTTTATACATTTAATTGGATATCACAGATTAATTTTTTTCATCATTATATTAATAATCGTGTAATGTTTGTTACCGGTTCAACCGGACAAGGAAAATCTACACACGTACCAAAATTATTACATTATGCATTATTTTCTATAAATTTAAATAATAATGCCCGTGTATTATCTACACAACCAACTATTCAACCAACAATATTAAATGCAGAAACAATAGCATCACAATTAGGAGTTCCTATAAAAATAAATAATTTTTCAACATTTAATGGATACGTTCAATATTCAACACAAGGAGATAAACATATAATACATAATGAACCTACGTATATTAAAGAGGTTACAGATAGAACATTATTAGAAGAAATATTAAAAAACCCTTATTTAAAACATATTATTAATGAAAATAATTTAGACCCAAATAAAAATAAATATCTTTTTAATAAAAATAAATATGATATTATCATTATTGATGAAGCACATATGCATAATATTAATATGGATATTATTCTGTCTATTATGAGAAATATACTTTTTATTAATAATCAAATAAAATTAATTATAACATCTGCAACTATGGACGATGATGAATATATTTATAGAAGATATTATCGATTATTAGATGATAATTTTAGTTATCCGATAGTTTCTAAATATTGTAAATTAGAACATTCATATTATCTGACACGCATTGAAAATATGTTTTTAGATAAAATAGTAATAGATAGAAGATATCATATTTCACCTCCAGGACAGACAACTAATTTTAAGGTTAATGAAATATATTTAGAAAATGACACATTAAAATATGAAGATAGCGAGTTAGAAGCATTAAAAATAGTTTTACAATTAGTAAAACAAAATGAAATAGGAGACATATTATTTTTTACAATTACCGAGAGTAAAGTAAATGAATTAGTAGAAAAGATAAATAGTTTTACACCTAGACATGTTATAGCATTACCATTATATAGTAAGTTAAAACAAAAAGGAGATTGGTTTAATACAATAGCAACTATACATAATACATTAAGTAAAATAAATTATTCAAAACAAGATATATTAAATGTCATATTAAATGGACCAGATAAATATAATAAAATACAAGAATCAACTTATACAATGGCGATAATAGTTGCAACAAATGTTGTCGAAGCATCTGTAACGATGCCGTCTTTAAAATTTGTTATTGATACAGGATATTATAATAATGTTGAAATTAACCAAGAAACTTTTATTACACAAAATTTAATAGAAAAAATATCAGAAGTATCGAGGATACAACGAAGAGGACGCATTGGACGTGTTGCAACTGGATATGTTTATTATTCATATAAAAAAAATTCACGTAAATTTATAAAACCAAAATATGGTATCGAAACTAGCGATATTTTATTGGATATATATAAATTATTAGATGATAATACTAAAAAATTAATATATGATATTAAAGAACATCCTTTTAAATTTAATCAAAATATAGAATATATTGACCAAATAGAATTCAAATCTAATGAACTGAATAAAAATACAAAGACAATATATGAAAATCAATATAAATATAGACCTAATTTAAATCTATATATAAATGGTTATTATTATTCAGATAATAAAGTATGTAATATGTATATAAATGGATATGATATAATGACATTATTGGATAGAGATGGTATTTTTTATATAATACATCCAGAGGAAAGCAGATTAAAAAGAAATGTATTAACCGGAAAAACAAAGTATATATCAAATAAAATCATTTATATGATAAATAGATTAAAGGATATGAAATATATATATTTTGAAGAAAATGTAACAGAACGGGATATAAAAGAGAAGAGACGTATTAATATTTATAAATTTAAACATAATGAAATAATTGAGACAATAATAAAAAACGAACAAGACCAATTAAAGATATTTGAAAATATTGATATAGAAAAATTAATAAAAATTTTTTGTTTATCATTTTCATATAATTGCACCGAACAAGTTATTAAAATACTTTCATTATTATATTCAATTAATGATTTACAAGATTTAATAATACCAAAATTTAAAAATATAAAAAAATTTTTATCAATGTATTTAATAGATTACAATAGCGAATTAATAAACTTGTTACATATAATGAATCAATTTACAAGTTTTTATAATATAGATAATAATATAAAAGAAATTAAATATAATGATAATAAATATTTAGAGTTTTTAAGAATAACTAAACATAATAAAAATGATATTTTTTTTTCTAAAAATATCAAAACAATATTAACTAATCAAGAAATTAACGAGTTTGTTAATATTAAAAATTTAAATTATGATTTATCAAAACGTAAAAAAATATATAAATCAAATAAAATTAATTCAGAATTAGAAGATACTTTATTTAAAAATGTATGTTTAAATTTATCATTGAATCATATTGCGATTAAAAAAGCTATAAAAATATATTATTTTTTATATGCTATTTATAATAATATAAATTATAAAGATGGATTTGATTGGTTTAAAAAATTTTATCCTGTTATTAAATCGGACTTGAATGAAAATATTATTAAATGTTTCTTAGAATTAAATATAAATAATATAATATATTATGATGGAAATAATTTTTATGATAGTAATAAACTTAAAAGGGAAGTCCCTAAAACATTATTAGTTAAATTAACTAATAATTATTATTTTTCTTCATCACCATATAGTGATAATATTTTGGGATTATCTCTCATTAATAAAAGACATTTATCTCATGTTTCAAATACTAAAATAATTAAATCACTGTCTGATCTTGATATACAAGTTATTAAATTAAATAAATTTAAATTTGATAAAACTGCTTATAGTATGAATCATATTATAAAGTTCAGTATGAACGAAGCTGGGGTAAAATAATTATTTTTTTCCAGTTTTACTTGCACGTTTTTTAGAACCCGTTTTACTTGTATGTTTTTTAGAATTTGTTTTACTTGTACGTTTTTTGGTTGTTTTTTTGGTTGTTTTTTTGGTTGTTTTTTTGGTTGTTTTTTTATTATTAACATTTAATGAATTTATCATATCTAAAGAAACATCACGAAATATCTCTCTTGATGGTTCAATAATATTTAATTGTTCATGAGGATTTAAAATAATATTAGCAGGTTCTTCTTGAGATTTTATGGTGTTTTTACGTTTTATAAGTAATTCTTTAAGGCTAAGAACCATGTTATTACTAAATTCGCGGGGTTTTAAACTAGTTATTTTATTAATAAATTCTTCATCACAATTTTTTAACATTGGGAATCCTCCTTTTGGATAAGGTATATTATAATAATTATTCATTATATATTATTATATATAATAATATATAATAATTTTATTTATTAAATATTATTATATATAAATGATATCAAATAAAAAAAATATAACAATTAATCGTTCATCTATTGCAAAAAATAATAATTCTAACAATTTATTAAATCTAGAATCTAAATATAATTTACTTAGTTCTATACAAAATCAACATAAAGGACCAAAAGGAGACAGGGGTATTCAAGGTCCAAAAGGAGAACAGGGTATCCAAGGTATCCAAGGTATCCAAGGTATCCAAGGTTCAAAAGGAGTTCAGGGTATCCAAGGTAGTGACGGAAAAGACGGAAACAATGGAAAAGACGGAAATAATGGAAAAGACGGCGATAATGGAAAAGATGGTATGCATGGAAAAGACGGCGATAATGGAAAAGATGGTATGCATGGAAAAGACGGCGAGAATGGAAAAGATGGTATGCATGGAAAAGACGGCGAGAATGGAAAAGACGGAAATAATGGAAAAGACGGCGAGAATGGTAAAGATGGTATGCATGGAAAAGACGGCGAAAATGGTAAAGATGGTATGCATGGCAAAGACGGCGAGAATGGTAAAGACGGAGAGAATGGAAAAAACGGCGAGAATGGAAAAGATGGGATGCATGGTAAAGACGGAGAGAATGGAAAAGACGGAGAGAATGGAAAAAACGGAGAGAATGGAAAAAACGGCGAGAATGGAAAAGACGGAGAGAATGGTAAAAATGGGGAACACGGAAAAGACGGATACAATGGAAAAGACGGATACAATGGAAAAGACGGAAACAATGTAGATTTAAATCAGGATAACATTTGGACGGGAATCCAAAGATTCAAGGGCGGAATAGGATTAAAGGATGACCAATTAATGGGACATCAAGAAAATTATATTTCATTAATAGAAAAAGATATAGAAAATGCGAATAATAAAAATAGATTAAATCTAAATACAGTTAATAGCACGGTATGGTTTATACATGCTATAATTACATTAAATAATACGGATAATATAAAAATTTCAAAATTTGGAATATCATTATATGCATCTAAAACACCAATGATTAAAACAGTAATTATAAGTAATTTTTTACATTCATATGATATTTCTACTCCGTGTATTCAATTAAAAGGCGAAACAAAATATTATATAAATGGCTTATATCTAGTTAATGATAATACATTAGATATTTTTTGTAGTATTGATATAATAGGAATATATGACTCATTAACACAAACAGAGATAACTATAACTGGAACAAGATTTGTATAAACATTATTTATAAAAAAATTTATTTATATTAATTGTTAAAAGTTTTATAATATTATTAATATCGACACGTTTATTATTATTATTAATGATATCATTAATATCTAAGTTTAATTGTTCTAAAATAGTATCACGAATTAATAGAATTTCATTGGAATATGAACGAATTAAATTTTTAAACGATAAATTTTTTATTTTGATATTTGAGATTAATTTTGATATTATTTTTTTAGGATGAATTTTATATTTTATTCTTTGTTCTAAATACCAAACACACCATACTACACAAAACCCTCCAGGGTCTCCTATTCTTTTAAATTGTATATCATCTAACGATTCAAGACTTTGAAATGATATAATAGGTAAAAAAGAACTTGGTTCATAATAAATAAAAGTAGGCAATATTTTTTCAAAATATATTTTCAAAGAATAATCTAATAAAGAGTGATTATAATAATAGTTAGTTGGTTCTTCGGAACCATTTGGTTCGAAACGTTCAATAGTTTTAAAATGTTTATCAATAATAATAATATTAGCATGGGAACCAATTTCTAATTCAATACCAATAGGGATAAAAAAAATATTTTTATTTTCATTATTGATAAATGAATTTAATGAAAATAATAAATTAGATGGATAAAATAATTTATGATAACTCCATAAAATTTCAAAATTAAAAAATTCTCCTGTAAAGTTCTGTATTGAACTTATTCTAGTGTAATGGTCTATTATTTCTTTATTAGTAATAAAATCCGGTGTTATAGATGATTTTATATTATCATATTTAAGTAATATATAGATATAAGATGTTATAACATCTAAACGAATGCCAGTAAAAAAGGTATATCTTTTTTTTTCAGAAATATTAATATCAATATTATGTAATTTTTTTTTTAAAGGATATGAAATTTTATTTGATAAAACATATTCATTAATTAATTCATAACATTTATTTTTTTTAATTTTATTTTTAGAACATTTGTTTTGCCATTTAATTAAAAAATTTTTTTTTTTTAGAAGATTAAAATAAAAACTTGATATAATAATATTTAATAAATTTTTATCTGTTTTATATGACAAATCATATGGTGTTATATTATATTTATTTAATATAAATATATCATTATTTTTTTTTTTTAATATTTTTTTATATTTTTCATATATATTTAATTTAATAATTAAATGCCAACATGTTTCGCCATTATTATCTTGGATATTTAAATTTGTTTTTTTTAAAAATTTTTTAATATCATAATTATCTATATTTATTTTACCTAGAATTTTATTAAGTATTAAATGTAATGGTGTAAAACCTAACAAATTAACTAGATTATAATTTAATTTATAATTTTTATAATTTATTATATTATCTATTATCTCAAAATTATCTTCTTGTATTGCAATATGTAATGCTGTTTCGCCATATATATTTTGTGTATTTAAATCTGGATTTAATAATAACATTTTTTTAAATATTTCAATGTTATTATTAACAATTACTATCATTAATGTAGATATTTTTTCATCCTTATTTTTTAAATTAATATTAGGATTATGTTTTAATATTAAATCAATGAACTCCGTTTTATTGAATAAACAAGCTGAATATAAAGGAGTTTCTAAATAAAAATTTAACATATTAATATTTAAATTTTTATTTAATAATTTTTCTAAAAATATTATATCTTTACATTTCATCACATAATTAAATAATGTATTTTTATTTTTATCGTAAATATGCAAATTACATATATCTAATAAATATGAAAATATTTCAACGTTTTCAAATAATATTGCATAATGTAATGGATATAAACTATATTTATCCTGAATATTTAATATAGGAACACCAATAACATTTTTTGTATTACTAATTAATATTTTTATTATATCTAAATAATTGTATTTAATACATAAATATAATATACTCTTTCCCTCATTATCTAAAAAATCTAATTTTACATTATATTGTAAAATTATCTTTAATATCTCTATCTTGTTATATAATATAATATATTGTATTAAAAAATTTCCATTTTCATCTTTAATATTATAATCTTGTTTTTCATTACAATGACTTAAAAATTCGTCCCAATTATTATTTTTAATTAATAAAAATAATTCGGTATTACTTAACATTATAAATTATATATTAATATATAATTTATAATTTATATATTTTTTATTTTATCATTATATTTTTCAAGATAAATATTATATGCTAAAAAATTAATTAATTCTTCTAAAATTTTCTTTTTCTCTTTATGATATGGTCTAATAATATATTTAATTTTATTGTATTTAAACCATCCTATATTTTCAACTTCAATGTATTCCTCTACATTATTTTCGTAATATAAATTTCTTTTACTTTCTATTATTGATAAAAAATATACATGTTTATAATTTATATTATTTGTTCCTTTTAATATCTCCACTAATGGTAAAATTTTATTTAATATCTTTATTTCTGATTTATTTAATGTTGTCTCTTCTATACATTCTCGTTTAGCACATTCATAATCGGTTTCTAAATAATTTCTTTTACCTTTTGGAAAGCCCCATTCAGATATTGGATATTTTGGCTTGAAATTTAAAATTTCATTCTTAAATTTATTAAATATTATATTATATTTATTAAATGATATTAAATATTCTTTTTCATACATCTTTATTTTAGCTGTCTTTTTCCATAAATCATTCCATATGTAATTAAAATTATTATTTTGTATTATTAATATCTCTCTTTCTGTCATTTGTAAAAATAAATGTTTAATTGTATCTAATTCATTGACATCATATCTCCCTCTTATAAATTCAATATATCCTAGACTATGTTTTCTTGATATTAATAAAATTAAAATATTATTTTTTAAATCATTTAATATATTTGAAATTTCTTCTTTATTATTAAATAAATCATTATAAAATGTATATTTATTATTATACCATAAAATATTTAATTTTTTAATATCGTCTTCATTTTCTGTCATATATAATTCTTTAATTATATTATTATATTTTTCATATTTTCCAATAAATTTAAAATTTATAATTCCATATGACGTTGTTGGCTTATTACATATTTGTATTGTATGTCCTAATTTGCCACAATTTAAACAATATATCTTTTTATCCTTTTCTTTTATTAAATTTTGTATAATTTCTTGTCCTTGTTCTTGTTCTTGAACCTTGAATATATTATTTTTATTTGTATTTTCATTATCCATTTTAAAACTATTACTATAAATTTTATTATTTTTAAATTAATTTTTTACTTACATTTTATTTAATTCATCATAAACCATTTTTTCAAATGGATGTTCATAATGAACTTTATTTTTTGGTTTATATTTTACATCTCTTATATTTTTTGGCTTTGATGAATTATATTTTGCTATTAATTCTTTATTTTTATAATTTTTATAAGTCCACATATCTATATCAGGATTAGCGCGTATTAATCTAATTTTATTTCTTTTTTTAAAACGTGTATAACCATAATATTCAAGATATTTTGCAATATCAAATGGATAAATCTTTTGATATATATGTATTTTTTCATGTAATAATGTTTTTGCTAAAACATTAATATCATTATTTAATTCTGAAATATTTAAAATAATGATATTTTGTATTGTATGTGATAATCCATCCTCGTATTTCTTATTATTCATAAAACCAATCCTCCATTTTATATTTTTTAATTTAGAACCATCTAACCATGCCTTATTAATTAAAGAACATTTAGAATCTGCTATAGTTATTGCATCTATAAGAATAGTTCTCTGTGTTTTTTTAATATCACATGTCGCCTGACTAATAATCTTATAATATTCAGAAATATTTTTAATTTTTCTAGCTATTAAATCATATTTAGAAAATGTTTTTAAATAGTCATCATTAATAATTATATCTGCTAATATATCCTTATTTATTATCTCAATATTGTTATTTTCAAAATATTCATACTCGCTTTTTGTATTATAATTATATACTATTACTAATATTATTATTAAAAATAAAATTAATATTCTCATTTATTTTATATATAATATATATTATATTTTATTTTTTTTATCTTTTTTTATTAATATTTCTGAAAATATTCATCACACGCTATCGTATTAATATCATATAATGATTTATCGTCTTGTATTGTCTCGACATCTGTAAATTTATTCCATGATTCGCGTCTATTATCAACTAAATTATCATATATATCAGCAATATCCATATCAGAATTATTATTTGAATGTTGGGGTTGGGTATAAAAATTATCACTTAAAATATTATCACTAATTTCCAAATCAGTAGATAAATTTAAATTGGCGGTTGTCAATACATCAGTATATTTATTTGAGTCTTTTGATTTTGTTATATGAATAGAATTGATAAAAGAGTTTTGTTTATTATTTAGATAATCATTTACTTTTGAATCCTGAATAAAAGGTTCTGTAATATCATTTATATGATTAGAGTTATAAGGTTTTATAATAGATGAATCATTATCAAAAAAGGTATTATTATCAAGATTAAAATTTACTTTTTTTTTAGAAGGTTCAGATAAAGAATTGAAAGAGATATTAATATTTGATAATTTAGAGAAAAAATGTGTTAAATCATTACAATATTTATTTCCGAATAATATATAAAATAGATAAATTAATAAAAAGATTAATAATAATAATAGATAATTCATATAATTTTTATATAATTAATAATTATATAAAAAATATAATATTTATACTAAATTTATACATTTATTTTTATAAATATTAGAATTTACGATAACAATTTGTTTATTTATGATATATGTTTGTATTAAATAAGCCATTATTATACCAAGAAAAAAATATAATATATTATCTAACATTAATAATAAATTAGATATTTTTTTAACATATATTATTATAAATTCGTATAAATATTTCAGGAGGTGTTCTAGATATATAAAATATTAACATGGTAATAGAAAATGAAATAATAAAATATTTATATGTTTCCATTATATAATATTATTAATATATATTTATATTTTTAGTTTTGTATTTTTTTAATTATATATAATATAATTAATATTAATATAATTAAATAAAAAATATCATATTTTCTATCAATATTTTTATATTGTTTATCATAATATTGTAAAACTTGTTCTGTTGTTCTTGGGTTTTTTTTATTTCTTATTGATATTTCATTATGTAATCTAAATATAAAATCTTGTATGTCTTTCTTTTTTGAAAAATCAATATTATTTATATTATTATTAATATAATTTGTATAATGAAATCTACATTTTTCGCACGGCAATAACAATTGTAAATTTATAAAAAAATCTTTAGTGGTCTTTTGTAATTGTATATCTAATGTATCAGGAAGTGATAAAATAATTGTATCAATAAAAAACCATGCTTTTGGTCCCCAAATTAATGGATTATAATTTGTCTGTTCCATATTATATATATATAATATATTAATTATTATTAAAATTATTAATATTAATTAATTTATTTAATGTAATTGCTTTTTTTCTACGAAAAAAACTCGCTTTGCTGATGCACTGCTTTTTTTCGTAGAAAAAAACTCGCTTTGCGAGGCGCTCACGCGCTTCTTTCATTATAAGATTTGGCGCTATAGCATAAATTAATAAATAATAATATATAATAATAATATGGTTCAGAACTACGTTTAGTTTTATATTATTATTACATATTATTATTTATTAATTTATATCATAGCGTGAATTTTATTTATATGATTTTATTATAATAAAAAACTATATTATGTTATAGCATGGATTGTCATTATAAGATTTGGCGCTATTATATAAATTAATAAATAATAATATGGTTCAGAACGTCGTTTGGTTTTATATTATTATTACATATTATTATTTATTAATTTATATAATAGCGTAGATTATATTTATAATAGTGTAAATTTTTAAAAACAATTTATTAATAATAATAAAAATGATATAATAATAATTATATATATAATTATTCTATTTATATTTGAATTATCAAAATGTTCTATTTCTTGTTTTTGTTCTTGTTTTAATAATTTACTTGTTATATTTCTAATAATATCTTTATCTTTAATGATATTATTACTGATATCATTATTAATTACATTATTAATATATTCTAAATCATTATCTATAATGCGCAAGATTATAGATAAATATTTAGCTCTTAATTTCTTATCATAATTAAAATTATTTAATTGATGTAAAACGGTTGTTAGCTCTTTTTTATCAATTTTATATTTAAAATATAATGTTGTTATCTTAATTGAGTATATATGAATAGTTGAATTTTTTGCAGTATATGTTGGTTGGATAGTTAAATTTTGAATATTATCATTTAATAAAAAGATAATAATATATTTAAGATGTTTTAGTTTCATATAATATATATTATATATTATTTTGTTTTTCAATAAAATAATTTTTTTCAAAACCTGTTTTTAATTCTATTAATTTAACTTGTTGTAATATTGTATGTTTAGAAATTCTTTTTGATAATGTTTCTTTTGCATGTTTTAAATTATTAGCTCTAATTATTATATTATTTTCAATTTCAATATTAGGCGAAATTGCTAGATAATATTGCATAATATTTATATATATTATGTAATATTATTTTTATTTTAATTAATAAATATAAAAATGATTTTAAATTATATATATATAATTTAACAATGACTGGCGGATTAATACAATTAATTGCTCGCGGACCTCATGATATTTTTTTAACAGAAAATCCCGAAATTTCATTCTTTAAAACTGTTTATCGCAAACATACTCCTTTTGCTATTGAAACTAAAGAACAACATTTTAATTCTGTCTCTTTTGGGTTAAAATCTGTTTGTAATATTTGTAAAGATGCTGATTTAATTTCAAATATTGCCTTGCGTATCTCTTTGCCCTCTCTAAATAATAATAATATTATGAAAAATAAAAATATATGTTTAAAAGACATAGATGATGAATGTTTTTGTGAAAAATGTTCTAAAAAATATACTGAAACTATCTTTAGTTGGACTAATACTATAGGACATGTCATCGTCGAATATGCTGAATTAGAAATAGGCGGTTATACAATAGATAAACAATATGGCGAGTGGATGGAAATATGGACGGAATTAACTCAAACGGCAGAAAAAAAACCCGGATATAATGAAATGATAGGTAAAAGGGAACCAAGTACATTTAAGCCGACAACATTTACAGAGAATTTAGAATTAATAGTTCCGTTAAATTTTTATTTTTCTCGAAATATAGGTTTAGCGATACCGATAATTTCATTATATAGAAATGATATATTTATAAATATAAAATGGCGAGATTTTGACCAATGTTGGATTTCTAATAAAAAAAATAAAAAACCTAATTTTATTCCTAAATTTTCATCAGTATTATATGTTGATTATATTTATTTAGATTTTTTTGAAAGAAAAAAATTTGCTGTTGAAAATCATCTTTATTTAATAGAACAAGTTCAATTTAATAATGATGTATATATTGTTAAAAATACAACAAATGCTATTATTGATTTAGATTTTCATTTTCCAGTTAAAGAAATTGTATGGGTTCTTCAACGTTCAGACATTTCATTTAGAACAGATGACAATGATTCTGATTTTACTTATGGAAATGATTGGTTTAATTTTTCTTGTTTTAAATCAAGAGTTAAAAATGTTATTAAAGATCCATTCGATTCCGCAAATTTAATATTTAATGGCAATGAACGTTCTAAACATTTTCCATCTATATATTATAGATTATATCAAACATATTTATATCATACAAAAACACCTTCCAATTATATTTATGTTTGTTCTTTTGCTTTAAAACCCGAAGAACATCAACCCACCGGAACTTGTAATATGAGTATGATAGATAAATCTAAATTAAATATAAAAATGAAAAATTCTACTGATTTTAACATAAGATTATATGCTATTAATTATAATTTTTTAATTATAATAGACGGTATGGTTGCTATTGGCTTTCATTAGTTTTTAAATCATCCCGAACCAAAAAGGCTCAACGCGAAGGCGTTAGATTCTCTCGATTCTTTCTCGTCAAATTGTGTCATACTAGCTTGCGCCATATTTCGTTGCTGCATATCCGCAAAATCTTGGTAATTGGGATTGCCATAAGACTCGTATCCATCTTCGTCGTCGAAAATCTCTGCGCCGCCTGCGCCGCCTGCGCCTGTGCCTGTGCCTGTATTTGACGCCTTGATATTTGATTGTGGGTAAGGGGGGTCGGCGCGACCTGTTGCGAACTCATCACCGAAGTCATCACCGAAGTCATATAATGTTGCAGACGCTCTATCGTTTCCTTCTTTTTCTTCTGAAACGTCATTATCGGACTCTGACGCATTAAATAGTTGTTTATATTTCTTGTCTAGTTCATTTCCAAAATCTACCAACTTATTTGTTAAAATATCAAGCACATTTTCTACATTCAAATTTAACGGTTGTAAGCTTTCAAAACGAACGTTTTTGGATGTTGGTGTTAATAAATACATGCAGTTACTGGCGGATATATTTTTCTGCGTAGAAGAGCTATGCGTAGAATGCGATATAGAAGGGTCTTTCTTCGAAGGTTTAAGAGTTTCAGTTGACATATAAGTTCTGGTAGACATAATATGTTTAGATGGTTTTTCTTTCGCGGGGGTTGGACTAGTGTATTTTTTCGTGTTTATTGATGATTTTAATAAATGTGTAGATGGTTTTTCTTTCGCGGAGGTTGAACTAGTGTAACGTTTCTCGTTTATTGATGGTGGTAATAAAAGTGACTCGGCTATACAAGAGCTCTCCTCATCCGAAGAGTCTTCCCGACTACATTTGAAATCACTACCATTAATTATCCTTGTTATAATAATACAATCCATATCACCTTTCTGTTCTGACGATTTAGAGGTACCAAGTGTATGTAATATACTGTCTATATACCTATGAGGAATATTTAGTTTTATATTTCCTATTTCAATAGAATCCTTCAATATTATATCTTCTTTTTTGCTTAACTCTTCAAAACACGTCATAGTCGATTTAAATATAGTAAAAATAGTTTCATACATCGCATGCAATTCTTCTTTGTGTTTGTTATACTCATTATGTATTTCAATTTCGGCAAGAACATTGCCTAAATCTATTATAGATTTTTGTTGCTCCTTACATAACTGGCTTAACTCGTCAACGCCAAGGTCATCTATATCTAGGCCATCTAACGCGTCGGAACTATCATGATCTTGCATATCTAACATGCTGCTTCTCTCATGTTGCTTGCTGAGATTCATAGCTATTCCTGGGTTTTCTAACGCTTCGTGTTCATTTATCGTCGATAATGTTGGTCTTTCATCTGTTTGGATTTTTTCTTCCATATTATATATATATATATATATATATATATATATAATATTATTTTATATTTATAATAAAATAATATTATATATAAAATAATATTAAAAATATATATATATATATTTTTAATGACAGATAAAAATAGAATTGATTTAAGAACAAATGGGAGGTTATTTCCTTTATGGATTTTACAAAATTTTAAAAAATATAAACTCGACCCATATGAAACATTTCAAGGCAACGATCCTTGTAATGTGGTGACAGAACAAAACGATACATTACGTAAATATCAGGCTTTTATATCTAGTTTTTTAGATTATAAAACACCATATCATAATATTTTAATATATCATGGTCTAGGAGCTGGTAAAACTGCGGCTGCGATTAATGTTTATAATATATTATATAATTATAATCCGGGATGGAATGTATATATTCTTATTAAGGCGTCATTAAAAGATGATCCATGGTTAAAAGATATAAAATCTTGGTTATCAAAAGATGATTATAAAGAAAGATATGATAATATACAATTTATACATTACGATGATCCAAATGCAGATAAAAAATTTTTAACAGTAGTGCGCGAATCAGATGCAACAAAAAAGAACATATATATATTTGACGAAGCCCATAATTTCATTAAAAACGTATATAATAATATTATAACGAAAACAGGAAAAAGGGCATTAACTATATATGATTATATAATTCAAGAAAAAAAAGAAAATGATTCTACGCGTGTCATATTATTATCAGGAACACCCGCGGTAAATAAACCGTATGAATTAGTATTAATATTTAATTTATTAAGACCAGATATATTTCCTAAATCAGAAGCTAAATTCAATGAAATTTATATATTAAAAACATTTAATAAACATATATTAAATCCAGAAACAAAAAATATGTTTCAAAGAAGAATTTTAGGACTAGTCTCTTATTATATTGGAGCCGATCCATTATTCTTTGCATCAAAAGTCGTAAAATTTAAAGATATAAAAATGGATAAATATCAAATTCAAGTATATGAACATTATGAATATATAGAAGAACAATTAGAAAAAAAAAATATGAAAAATAACTCTAGTCAAAAAGTTTATAAATCTTATACACGTCAAGCATCTAATTTTGTTTTTCCTTTTTTAGGCGGGGCAATGACAGGAGAAAATAGACCTAGACCATCTAGATTTAAATTAACAGAACAAGAATCAGAATATATAATAACTGGTAAAACAGAAGAAATAACGCAAGATAAAAATAAAAAGAAGAATGTTATAATGTATTTGCAAGCGATAACATTATATATAGAAACATTTAAAAATCATTTAAAAAATATCGAAATTCAAGATAAAAAGAAAAATAATACATTACAAGATGATATAAGAATTTATAAAAATGAATATAAATATAATTTTTATAAATTTTGGGAAGGTTATGAAAAAAAATCAGAATTATTAAAAACATTATATAGTTGTTCTTGTAAAATGATAGCTATCATTTTTAATATAATGAAAAGCAATGGTCCAGTTTTAGTTTTCTCAAATTTTGTAAAAATGGAAGGATTAGAAATATTTAAAATATATTTATCTTTTTTTGGGTTTTCAGATTTTCATGATAAACAAACAAATGACAAAGATAACGAATATTATACTGAATTTCATGGAGAAATAGAACGACAACAACGTGTTAATAATTTATATCATTATAATTTACCTACTAATATTAATGGCGCAATTATTAAAATAATTTTAATTTCTCCTGCTGGTTCCGAAGGTATAAATTTAATGAATGTTAGACAAGTTCATATTTTAGAACCATATTGGAATGAAGTTAGAATTACACAATTAATAGGAAGAGCGATAAGAATGTGTTCGCATAAAGCATTACCAATGGAAGAAAGAAAAGTAAAAATATATAGATATCATGCAATAAGGGATGGAGAAAAGATAACAACAGATCAATCAATATATAATACAGCAAATGAAAAAGAAATATTAATTAATTCATTTTTAAATACAATAAAAGAAGCGGCAATAGATTGTGAATTATTTAAGAATCATAATATGAATAATTGCAATTATTCATGTTTTAAATTTAATGAAAAATCTTATTTTGATAAATATATAGGTCCTGCATATAAAGAAGATATATATTATGATAAAAAAATAGATAATGGATTAAATGCAATAAATTCAGTTGTAAAAAAAATAAAAGTTGTTAAAATAAAAGGTGTTATGAAAATAGATGATGATTTACAAGAAGTAGATGAATATTGGTATAATCCAGAAACATGTGTAGTATATGATAAAGATTTAGATTTTCCAGTCGGTCGTGTATTAAAAGAGTATGATATACCAAAGAAAATAGAGAAGGATGTTTATTTAATTGAGGAAATTATATATATACCTAAAATAAATAAATATTAAATATAAATAAATTTTTTATATTACTATATTTATAACTAAATGGAAGTAAAAAGCGTCGCACAAGATTTAGAATTAGAGCAGTTTAAAGCAGTAAATAAATGTATTAAAGAAATAATAGATCTTCAAATCCATACTAATAATTTATTTAATGATTTAACAACAGAAAAATTAAATACATATAATAAACAGCTCAGTTATATTAAATATGTTGTTATAAACAACTTTAAAGATGTATGTAAAAGTGAAATAGATATTGACTATAATGAAATATTAAAAGAGTTAGATGCAACAGCAGATAATGAACATAATATAAACTATTATATTAATAAAATAATTTTAGCAACAAATAAAATAATTTTAATTTCTTTTTTGAATCATGTTATGATAGTAAAAGAAAGACTATTATTACTAGATAATTTAATTTTTAATTTAACACAATTAATTGATTGGCAAACAGTAGTTGAATGTAAGTATAAACACCCATTTATAAAAGTAGCACATGAATCGGAAGAAAAATTTCAACTGCTTAAAACTAACTTAGAAAAATTATATCCAGATATAGGGAAAAAAGATATAAGAGAAATAATATTAGATAATATTGATAAGAGTGTTTTTGACGTTCCGCCACCTATTAAAGGATTATTTATTAACATAAAAAATTATTTTATGAAAAAATTCGAAAACATAGTAATAAAAATAGATGTAGTTAAATATGTTGCACCAGAAATTGTTTCAGAAGACGACGCGATTACGAGATTGGAAGAATTTGATAAAGCTTCACAAAAAGAATTGGACGACGCATTAAACGATCATAGTGTCACAACAAGTCCATCCTTTGTCAAAAACGACGCAAATGCAAAAGACGACACAATAGGCCTTGAGAGTAAGGATTTTGTTGATTTCGTTAAAAATTTAGATTTAGATTTAAAACCAGAAATAGATTTAAAACCAGAAACAGATTTAAAACCAGAAACAGATTTAAAACCTGAAACAGATGATAATGATGAAATAGAAAGAGAAATTGACGCACTGGACATGGATGCGTTATATATGGATCAGAAAGTGTCAGATATTGAACCGAACGTGTTAGATATGGAACAAAAGGTGACGACCGATCTTAAAGATAACACATTAAAGACGGTGATGGATGTGATAGCTCAAAATAAATTATCAAAAAATAAATATTTAAAAGACTATATAAAATACAATAAGAAATTCATAAAATATTTCATAAAATATGTAAATATTTTATAAAAATAATTAAATATCCAATCTATTAACTTTATCAATAATTTTAAATTGTTTTTCATAAAAATCTTTAGTATATTTGCATGAATTCAAATCATTAATATTTATCAATTCTTTAGTTAAGTAATGTGAAATAAAATGTTTAATATTTATATTATCATTTATATTATCATTTACAATTATAATTTCTATAATATATTCTAAATTTTTTATTAAAAATTCTTTTCCATTCTTATTTAATTCCGACGCCTCGATAAAGTTTTTAATAGTCAATTTATTATTAAAGTTTTTTATTTGTTCTATTAATTCATTAACAAATATTGTTGTTTTATTTTCATCAATATTATTTAATTTATTAAAATTAGATAATATATTATCATATAATAACGCATCGTCTTGTATTTTTTTAATATTATTTAAATAATCTCTATATTTTAAATTTATCAATCTCCATTCTTTTTTATCCCAATGACTATAAATACGTTTTACAATCATATAATCTAGTTGTTTTTTATTCTCTATATTATTACTCATTTTATCATTATAATATATGACAATAGGATTGTTTGATTCAAAAAACGGTATAAACTCTATATAATGTGTTATTGAATCATTAAAATAATTAATATTTATATCTCCTATTAAATTACTTTTTATATATATAGTTAAATTTGATTCTTGAAAATTTGTAAAAAATAAATATTTAAAATTTTGTTTTAAGAAGATTTTAAAATCAAACTCATTTATAAATATTTTTTTATTTATATAATTATCATAATTATCTAAAATAATTTTCAATAAAGCTATTTTTATAATTATATTTTCTTTTTTTGACATATTATATTATATATTATATATTATATAATAATTATATTTTTTTCTTGTTATCGATATTTCCACTTGAATTATTAAAATTTATGTTATGTATAGGAGTTTTAAGGTTTTGTATAGGGTCATATGTAAATGTATAACTTTGGTTTTTTTTCTTTTTTCTTTCTTCTATACGTAATTTAAATTCACGTTTTGGATTAATTGTTTTACCATGGCATTTTATAATAAATTCTTGATATGGCGATTTATCTATAACTGTTATATTCTTCTTATTTAAAAAATCATTTCTTGCTTTTAATAACTCATTCATTATTATCTCGTATTTTTTATAATTTTCTGACCTATTTATATAATAATAATGTCGCAACATTAATAAATGATTGAAATATAATATAAATGTACCTATCTTTATCACTACGCGCTCGTTAGTCCCTAACTTATTCCTATTCCTATTCCTTTTTTTATTCCTTCTTAAATATCCACCTAATTGTAATGTATTTATTTTTTCTTTTTCTATATCTATAAATAGATTATGATATGGGATACATTTATTATTATTATTATATATAATAATAATAACTTTTTTTTTATATATAAATTCAACATGAACGTCAGCAAATTGAAAAAACGGGGTATAAAACTGTATATTTAAATTATAATAATCATCTTGTAATATTTCTCGTATTATATCATTTATTATTTTTATATCATTATCATAATTTGTAGATATACATTCTAATGTATGACATATTATATTATTTGTTCTATTTATATAATAATCTTGAACGATTGAACCTAAAAATATTAAACTTTCTATCTTATATATATTTTTAAATATTTCTTTTTTTAATGTCATTTCTGTTTCATCATTTACAATTTTACCTTTAGCTAATTCTAATGGAAATGCGTTTAATAATATATTAGCTCTAAAAAAAGTTTTATCTTTTAATCTCCAAAATGATGTTATAGGATCATTATATTGTCTTAGAATATCTACTAATATCCATAATGGATGAGTATATAATATATTATTAATTTTAATAGTAGGCATATTATAAAAAATACTAGAATACATAAATGTAATATCACACCGTGGTTCAAAATTAACAAAAACTGTAAATGTTTCTTGATGCGTTGCTTCTCTTCCTTGAACGTAACTAAAGCCTTTATTATATAACAGATTACATAATTCTAGTAAATCTTCTACAGGTTTAGGACTATAAAATTCAATATCGTTTATGTCATTTTCTTTATATATAATATCTTTACTTTTTTTCATTTTTACTAATTCATGATATGCAGTTCCACCATAAACAACTCTTTTTTTTTCTCTAATAAATTTTTTAATGATATTCATTATTTCTAAATGTTCAGTTATGGTAGGTTCGATTGTATTTACCATTATAGAATTAGCGTCGTCTATTATTTTATCTAAATTATCAGTTATAGCTTGAATATCAATATCTCTATATAATTTCATATTATAATATATATTATATAAAAAAATATCGTATTCATAAAAATGATTTTTTTATATTTAGTCAATTATTTAAATTTAATTAAATTTATTAAATTTAAATAATATATAGAAATTTATTTTATATATATTATTATATATAATAATGGAGATATTAAAAGAAATTATGGAAAATTATAACTCAAATAATGCAATGTCTATGCACATACTAGAAGAGATGAATAAACGTAAAGTAGCTGTAGAAGAAATAAAAAATCAAATTGAAGATGATAATAGTATATATAATAAAAAAATAGCGCAAATAAAAGACATATGCAATCTATATCAATATGAATATGACATATTTTCGTCACATTTTAATCTAAAACCAGACATTAATGTTAACGAAAACGAAATTTCACAAGAGCTAACAATGTATATAACAAATTATTTAGAAAATTATATTGAATACAATGAGTTCAAAAATATACCACATGACTCAGCGCGAGCAACGGTAGACACATTAGACAAAAAAATAAAAGAAAAAAAGGCCAAAATGTTAGGCGATTTCAAAATGTTAGAATATAATACCGCCAAAAACAGTATTAAATTAAATTTAATACCAGATAAAGGGATTGATAGTTTAGAAGCATTAAAAACAATTATAGGTGAGTTAGATAAGGAACTACACGAGGACAAAAGAGTGAACGAAATAATAATAAATGTATTTTTCATTATTTTAAATAAAGTTTATCAGATTTTAAATAATATTTTAATAAATATAAGAAATATTATCAACATACAAGATAAAATTATGACAATTGCCCTGATAATGTCATCTGGAATGTATTCAGACGAAAGTATTGTCCAATACATACTAGATTTTATTGCGCTAGAAGAGGAAAACAAAAAAAATGAGACAATTGCAGAAAATGAACGAAGCTTAAAAGAAGCTATAGAAAAGAATACCGATATATTAAATAGATTAGTACGTGGCAAGTTTGAAAAAAAATATATAAAATATTTTAAAAAAATAATAAATTTATAGTATTAACGATTTATTAAAATAATTAAAAAAATATAAAAATTATTCAATATCACACATTAAATAATTTTTACCAGCATTAAGAAACACAATATTATATAATTTTTAACATTATATTAAAAATTAAAAAAAAATTAAAAACTTTTAAAAAAAATAAATTTATGTAATATTTTTTAATTTTTTTTCAATTTTTACATTATATTTATCATAATATTTTTTTTTAAAATATAATATAATATCATATAATTTTGTTTTATTATCTAGATAATTATCTTTAATAACATTCAATGGTTTATAAACAGACCCATTAAAATGATAAATTTTTATATCTTTTATATATATTTTATTAACATAATAATGTGAATAATTATATTTTATAGGACAATTATATATATTATTTTCAGTATAAATAAATAATATTTCATTAGGAAAGATACAATTATTTTCTATAATTATTTTTATATTTTTTTTATATTTTTTATATTTATTATTAGAAGGTTTAAATAACATGATACCACCATTAATAGGGGATTTATTTTTACAGTCTTGTAATATATTTTTTTTATTATAATCTGATTTATAATTTTCATTTATTTTATTAATATCATTATTATAAAAGTAAACGGCAGGACAATTATTTAAGAAAATATCATCAATATTTTCCATAATAATCATATCAGATTCTATAATACAAATTTTTTCATATTCAATTAATTTATATGCAAAAATAAAATTACATGTTCTTAATGTATTAAAATGTTCGTAATTAGATTTAAAATCTTTAATATTATATGTTATATTATCGTCATTATATGATTTTAATTTACATATATTTAATTTTTTAATAACTTTTATATATTCTTTTGGAGTATCATTTTTAGAATATAAATATATAATATCATTTTTTGTATTTTTTTTTAACATTATTAAAAAATATATCTCTAATTCTAAATATTTTTTTTGTAATCCAAAATGTATCAATACAAATGCATTCATATATATATTATATATATTATATATTTAATTTATAAGTTACCACTACTATCGATGACTAACCCATTACTTTTTAAACTAGCAGCTAACTCGTTTAATAAATCATTTTCATTAGTGCCAAGACCTTTAACATTTTCAATCATATCAGTATGTCCGCTTGGCGTATCATTATTATCAATAATATATTGACTGTTAGAAATAATTCCATATTTTTCTTTGTAATTATTATAAAAATACAGTAAAGTTGATTGTCTTTCATTTAATGCATCAAATGCTTCACAATAACTAGGAAATTTGTCTTTTTTTATAAAATCATCATTTTTTGTATAAAAATGTAATGATAACTTATTATGTAAACATTCTTTTAATTCATTAAAATATAACTTTGCATATTTTTCATCATTTAAATCGCCTACTAAATATCGTAATATCAATGCTATACTAGATCCAATACCAGGGAATGACGAAAACTCTGATATTATAAAATATTTATTTTTAGTTTGTATTAATTTTATGAGTTCAATTGCATCCTTTTCTTGTAATTTCTTAAATTTACTTGTATCAAAATTTAGTATAGTTATAATTACAGCAAACCAGTCATCTACCATTATTTTTTCGTTATGTAAATAAGTCATAAAAAGAAATAATAATTTTGCTATATGAATTTCATTTAATTCTGACATTTATATATATATATATTATATATATATAATTTTTTTATAATAAAAAAAAAATTGAATATTTTAATATTTAAATATTAAATATTTAAAATAATAAAGATGGTTAAAATTGTCAATATTGATATTTTAAATTTACCAAAAGGGTTAGAAATATTTATAATAACAATGACATGTAAAATAAATAAAAAATTTAATATTGATAATATATTAAATTTTTATCCATTAACTGAATATAATATTAAAACTATTAAATCTAAAAATAAAATTAGAAATTTTAATAATACTATAAAAATAAAAGAAAAGGCAAATATAAATTTTTATAATCAAATAACCGTTATTATGAAAATACCTATAATAGAAAATAATACCCATAAATATGTCAATATTAAATTATTTAATAATGGGTCTATTCAAATTTCAGGATTACAATCAATAGAACAATGTAATAATACACTAGAAAAATTATTATTATTATTAAAAGGAGATTATGGATATATTGAAAATGATAAAATAAATGATTTACGTTTTATAGAATCAGATGATGTTGAAATATTAGATACAAAAATAAATATGATAAATACTATGTTTGAGTATGAATCAAAAATAAATAGAAATCAATTATATAATAGATTATTACAATTAAATTTAGGGATAACAATTAAATATCAACCAGAAATACATGCTCCCGTGCATTTAAAATTGAATGTAGGAAATAAGAAACCAGTTACGATATTTATATTTGAGAGTGGAAAGATATTAATAATGGGTTCATGTAATAAGACGAATATATTAGAAAGTTATAATTTTATATTAAAATTATTACAAGATAATCATAATTATATTATAAAAAAAAATTTATATAAAATAGTAATACAAGATAAGGATTTAATGGAATTGATAGATATTAAAGCTTTGCGGGAAGTTGTTAATGAATATTAATATTTTATAATTTTTTATAAAAAATTATATAGTTATTTTTAATATTTTTTTATGCGTCATATATATAAAAATAAATTTCTTTATTTTTATTAATGACATCTGAAAAAAATATTAAAATTAAACCAAATTTAACCAGTGATACTGAATTATTTTATGATTTATTAGCCGATCAATCTAAATTATTACCTGTAAAAAAAATAGTTCAAGTATCTAAATCAAATCATGACCGTTCTGATGATAGCCATATTGTCGATAAAGCTTCTATATCGTCTAATTCTAATTTAGAAATTAATAGTTCGTCTCATTCTGTTTCTAATAAAGAACAAATGCAAGAACAAAAGCAAGATGATGTTTCGTCCATTAGTGATGAAAAATCTAATCATGAAAAATATATAGAATCGGATATAATAAATAAAGTGAATGAGACAGAATACGAAACGGATAATGAAAGTGTTGTATCGCGTTCATCAACAAGGTCAAGAAAAAACAAAGAATCACATAAAAAGTTAGATGAGATTATAGCGAGTGAAAAAAAGATAACACCATTAATTAATCCAAAACAGAATGAAGAAAAACCAAAGATAGAGCAAACATTTCCGCCAACATATGTAAAGAGTTATTCAAATGATCGCGAAACAAGATTTAAAAAGATACAATTATTAGCAAAATTATCAGATATAAAAAAATCTGGTAAAGAATTAACAAAAAACTATGATATAAACAGTAATATAATAGATATAGAAGATGAGGTAAGATTTCATGTAGAGAGTCAAGAAAAGGATGCGAGCGTAGAGACGGGTAAATTTTTAATATTAGGGGGGTGTAAATGTTTAGAATATGTAAATAATAAATTTGATCCATTTGGTATAAATTTAAAAGGATGGCATGAACAAATGTCGACAAATATAGATAATTATAAATTAGTATTACAAGAATTATATGAAAAATACAAGGATAAAGTATATAAAATAGAACCTGAATACAAATTAGCAGGTATGATTTTTTTTTCAGCAGCATCTTTTCATGCATCTAAAATGTTAGTAGAACAATTAGGTATAGAAAAATTAATAGAAACAAATCCTGAATTATTACAATCTATTCAAGCTAATATAGCAAGCACTTTAGAAAAAAATATGGGTAAAAGCAATGAAAAACCAGTTCAAAATTTAAATGTTCCAAGTAATCAAGATTTATATAAACAAATGATGAAAGAAAAACAAGAATTAGAAAATAAAATATCTCAAAATAAATCAAATAATAATGATACTATTAATAAAATGATGGCAATGCAATCACAACAAAAAAATAAAAATATTGAACCCGTTGGAAACATTTTTTCTAAAACATCAGGGGTTCCGATTTCTAATATAGATATAAAAAAACCTTCCAATATAAGCGATTTATTAGCAAGATTTAAAAATACTGAAAATAAAGAATTAATCCCACTAGAAGAAACTAATTCAACACCAACTCGTATTAAAATAACTAATACTATAGAATCAGAATCTCAACATGAAACTGATAATATAACTTCTGTATCAAATATGAGGCGTTCAAGACGTCAAAGACCTATTGTTATCTAAATATTTTATTATATTTTTATAGAAAAAAAGATTAATTAAAAATTGAAATAAATAATGTATAGAATATCCATTATTTATTTCAATTTTTATAATACATCAAAGACAATGACTCGCCCTATTGTAATTGCGTGTTGGGTTGTAGTTGGTGTTGTTTCTTTGCTAGTATTGTTTCAATGGATGACTCCAAGACATACACTGACAGAAAACAATGAAGGCAATACATTTGACGAAGAACAGTGTGCAACTACAAATCCAATTCATTGTACTGCCGATACATCCAATAATGGCAAAAATGACAATGATGGCGAACAGGTAATAAACGTAAACGAAAGAAAAACACAAATATATGACGGGGCATTTTCTGTTCTGTCATATATTTTTTTCTTGCTTTTGTCATATATTGGCTTTCAAAGAAGTGGCGACGAAATACTTACCAACGCTACTTAAAAATTTCAAATTATAAAAATTATAATTTTTATAATTTGAGTTCGAATATAAAACATTTATGCGTAATCATTGTTTTTTAATGTAAAATATTTTTCTTTATATTTTAAATATTTTAGAAAATAATATTCTTCATTTTTTTTTCCACCACCTTGTAGTTTGTGTTTTGATTTTTTATATGTTTCTATACATTTTAAAATACAATTTATCAGTTGTTGTTCTTTTGTCTGTTCTTGTTCTTGTTCTTGTTCTTGAACTTGTTCTTGTTCTTGTTCTTGTTCTTGATCTTGTTCTTGTTCTTGATCTTGATCTTGTTCTTGTTCTTGTTCTTGTTCTTCATCCTCTTCTTCCTTGCGGTTAAACTGTTTAACAGCTCTGTTTATTCGCTTAGCTTTTTTTTTTAACTGTTCAACCGCGCCATTACCTTTTTTAACAGCTCCTTTAATCTGTTCTGTTACATCTTTAAACTGTTCAACCGCTCCTTTACCCTTTTTAACAGCTCCTTTAAACTGTTCTGCCATACCCTTTAACTGACTAAAATTAAACTTTGACGGACTATTCTTTGGCATTTTCTATATAATAATATAATAAGATAATAATAAAATAAAATAATAAAATAATTACTAGACCATTTCTTTTAATTTATATTTTGCTTCCCAATTTAATTCATTTTTAATTAATGAAACATCCCCAAATGATTTCTCTAAATCCCCTGCTCTTCTTTCAACATATTTATAATTTAATTTTACATTATTACATTCTTCAAATGCATCTAGTAATTGTTTAACTGATACCCCATTTCCTGTTCCAATATTATATATTTTTAATCCTATTATATTTTCTAACATATTTTTACATACAATAACATGCGCATTTGCTAAATCAACAACATGAATAAAATCCCTAATACATGTTCCATCTATCGTATTATAATCATTTCCAAATATTTTTAATTCATCTATTTCTTTATTATATACTTGTATTAAATATGGATATAAATTATTTGGTTTTCCTTTTGGTTTTTCTTTCATCTGTTCTGATAATTGAGAGATTGGATTAAAATATCTTAATATTACAATATCCCATGTATTATCCCCATTATATAAATCTTTTAACATTTCTTCTTGAAAATATTTACTTTTTCCATATGGATTTAATATTCCTATTCCTGTTTGTGATGTTTCTGTATAAGGAGCTAAACTTGAACCATAAACGGTTGATGACGAACTAAATATTAATTTTTTACAATTAGATTTTTCCATTATTTTAATTAAATTAATAGTTGATAATAAATTTGTTTCATAATAATATATAGGTTTTTCAATTGATTCATTAACCGATTTTAGACCCGCTAGATGTATAACCGCATCTATTTTATTATCTCTAAATAGTAATTCTAATTTTGTATATTCAGATACAATATCTATATTAAAAAATAATGGTTTTTTATTAGTTTCAGAATATATAATATCAATAATATCAATTAAAGAATTTGATAAATTATCGATAATAATAACATTAAAATCTAATAATAATAATTCAACAGCTATATGTGATCCAATGAACCCCAATCCACCGGTTAATAATATAGTTTTCATTATAGTAAAGTATTATATATTTTTTTACATATAATATTTAAACCAATTTTTAATATTATTAAATCATAAAAAAAATTGAAATAAAAAATATATTCAATATCCATTATTATTTTTGTATATTTATCCAGTCGCGCAATGTTTCTAAAAACAGTTTATCATCCAATAGTCCGTTGTGTCTTTGTGACTTGTATGGAAAATCTGCGTTTGATATGCCGATTTTGCTGCGAGTTCATTCAATATATCCAATTTTTGGCTGAATTGGAATGGGTTTGGGTTTGCATGTTTCTGCATATTGGAAAAAAGCGCGAGCTTTTTTGTGAAAAATAATGGCAATTGATTGCAACGATATGTATTAAAATATAAAATTATAATTTTATATTTTAATCTACATCTAAACTCCGCTCGGAGCTTCATAGCTTTCCTCCGTAATTTCTCGTGTTGCCAGTTTGTTCGAATGGCTTTGGGCTTTTTGCCAATACAAGAACAAACTGGCAACACGAGAAATTACGGAGCTTCATAGCTTTCCTCCGTAATTTCTTGTGTTGCCAGTTTGTTCTTGTATTGGCAAAAAGCCCAAAGCCATTCGAACAAAGAACCAACCCATTGAAAAAAAATCAAAAACCAATCAATACATTTCTGAATTATTGCATTACAATACCATGCAATAACAAAAAGTCCAATCAACGCAAAAAGCCCAATCACAATCCATTTCGATAATTCTACATTATACATTGCGACAGTCTTGATTTCTTGACCACCGGTCGTTTGGTTCAAATCGGAATACGGTGTCAGAATAACTGTTGGATGTTCTCGAAAAGCGTTGGCTGCAATTTGCAACAAGAACGATAAAAATGCGAGAATAACGAGTTGCATTGTGTCGGGGATAAATATATACAAATAATAATGAATTTTGCATATACTTTTTATTTCAATTTTTTATTAATAAAAAATTGAAATAAAAAGTATATACAAAATTCATTATTATTTTTGTATATTTATTCAGCCACGCCATGATGTTTAATTACTATCTTCAATTTTTCATGTTGTTTGCATCGTTTGTTGCATCACACGTGACCAAGCACAAGCCGTCATTTAGTCCGACACCTTGTCCAACTAACTCTAATGCGACGATTGTTGGCTGTGTTGAACTACCATCTTGTGGTTCTATGTGTAATCTAGCACAATTTGGAATAGTTATTGGGCCACTGTTCCTGTTGGTCTGTTTGTTTTTTGTTATTGCGCAAAATGAGCAAAGAATTTGTGCTTGGTGGCGCGGACTTCCGTCTTTGGGCGAAATGTTAGGTGATTTTCACTACTGGATTCGTCAAAAATTGTGTCCAATGGCAAAAAACGAAGAACTTGGCACTGATGTAGGAGATGAGATTCATATTGTTAGTGGGCAAAATGAACAAGGATGTTGTGCTTGGTGGCGCGGACTTCCGTCTTTGGGCGAAATGTTACGTGATTTTTACTACTGGATTCGTCAAAAATTGTTTGGTCCAATGGCAAATGACGTACAACCTGACAGTGAAGAGACGGCATGATGCAAAAATAATGATGTAAAGCATTTCTTGTTTTTATACTTTTTTTATTAATAAAAATTGAAATAAAAAATACATACAAAAGTCATTATTATTTTTATATATATTCATTCAGGCCATGTCGAACATTCACGCTCTTGTAATTTGCATGTTTTGTCTATCGTTTGATGCAGCACACGCGCGCCACTACCCAACCTTAACGCCGATGTCGTGCGCAACGTCATCTCTTAATGTGACAGATGGTCATGGTATAGTAAATTGCGATTCTATGTGTAATGTAATAACATTTGGAACAATATTTGGAGGATTGTATGCGGCGATTGGGTTGTTTGTTTTTTTTGTGAGAAATGAACGAAAAATTTATGCTTGGTGGAACAAGCTACCGTCTTTGCGTGAATGGTGGAACACGCGAAGGTCTTTGCGCGATAGGTTAGGTGAGTATCGCTACTGGGTTTTTCAAAGCGTGAATCGAAATTCCAGAGGTCCAATGGCAAATAACGGCAATCGACATACTGTATAATGCAAATATAATGACGTAAACAACATATTTTTATTTTAATTTTTTTATTAATAAAAAAATTGAAATAAAAAATACATACAAAAGTCATTATTATTTTTATATATATTCATTCGCGATACCATGTACTCTTTTATTGTGGCATTACTTTTCTCGTCATTGTTGCAAGTCTCAAGCATCAATCTTCGAGTTTCATCGTTTGTGGCTTTACTGAATCAAACTTCAGTTCATTTTGTGAGTGACATCAGTGGCGCATATAGTGATACAATAACGGTTTTATCTATTTTTGTGTTTGTCTTTTGTGCGTGCATCGGTGTATATTTGGGAGCAAATCGGCGTCGTGGTTGCTGCGACGGAGAACAGCCATTGCTCCCTCAAACAGCAGGAGCCACTGATAAGTAAAATATAAAATTATAATTTTATATTTTATTTTTAACAACATTTAATAATAATAATAATGGTAAAAAAAATAATATATCAATATCATATCTTGTATCATTCTCATAAATTTCTATTAATCTATTATTTGTTATATATTCATTCGATTTAATATTATCATAAATCCTAAATATATTTATATTAAATTTATTATTAAATAAAGACCACGCTATATACTTTTCTAAAATATATGTTTGTTCTTGTTTTGAACAAGTATTTATAATAAAATAAATTTGTTCGTTATTCCAGTTTTCAAAATCGTAATTTTCAATATTCATAATATAAAATAAATATCTATATATTTAAATAAAAAAAATTAAATTAAATATTTAAGGATTAAATTTCTTAAATCAATAAAAATAGTTTCAGATAATTCAACTAGTAAATTAGTTTTTTTAGTTTCACGTCGTTGATTAAATAATATCCTAATAAATTCTATCACTTTTATCATTTTTGATATATTATTTGAAATATTATCTGGAAATATTGAAAATGATGACATTTTATATATCTTGCCTAAATCACTCGCTATTATATAATTATCTATTCTTATCTTGTATTCACGATTATATTCTCCAATTAAATTATCTATTATATTTGTATTCTGTGATTCTGTTATATTTGTGTCGTTTATTAATAATGTTGCCATTATCTCAAATAATATATATTTATCTAATTTAAATCCCGTATATAACTTGTTCTTTAAAAAATCAAGAAAATTATATACCGTTTTTATCTCATTTATATACTCCCCTAAACGATATAATTCTACAAAATTATATTTCTTATATGTCATCTCCAATTCATTATATCTTGCAACAAATCTTGTCATTCTTTCCTCTTCAATATTTACTGTTTCTTTTGCCTGAACTTTAAAATCTTGTAATGAAATTTTAGATAAATTTCTTAACCCATTATTATTAAAATGAACTGAAAATTTATTCGGTAATAACATTAAATCATTATCTGGATTTTCTCCAATTATCTCTAAATATCGCGCCTTGTATAATGGCTTCCATTTTATCCCGCAATATATAATATTTCCTTTCGTATCTAGACCTCTTCTTCCTGACCTTCCTGATGCCTGTTGTGCTATAATATTATCTAATACATCATTGTTTTTTGAACCTACTAGTATAACAGTTCTAATAGGATAATTAATTCCATAAGCTAATGATTCATCTGAAAATGTTATAGGTGCAAGATTTCTACCAATTAACATTTGGGCTACTCTTTGAAATGGTATCGGCAAAATGTTAAGATATAATATGATTCCTCTTTCAATACATTTTAAAAATGGATGATTATATGTTATCTTTATTCCTCGTTCTTGTTTATAAAATACTTGTAATAAATGTTTTACATTTCTCATTGTATCTTCAGATATTGTAAAATCTGAAAATGTAAATTCAGGATGCGGAGCATACTCATTCACTAGTGTTAAATATGTCATTGATTGTAAATTTGTTAATTCATTCATATAATATTTAATGTAAAATTGTAATAAGTGATTATCTGGTTCTAATAACATATCATCATTATATTTATTTATGATATGTTTTATTCTTGATGATATATCATTTATATATTTGTCTAAATATTCATTATTTAATTGTTTTATTCTTTTATCTTTTTCATCAATAACATCGCAATCGCGTCCAAATTTCATTTCATCTATCTTTAATATTTGTGTTTGTAAATCTTTATAATATGAATTTTGAATTTCTCTAAAAAACTTATAATAGGGATATTTTCGTTGTTCTTCTTGTTCCATATATTCTAAAATTTTATATACTATATTTTGACATTCATTGGGTTCAAATTTAAATGCTATTGCAGGAAACATTCCATTCTTTTGTAATATCTTTAACATTTTATATATATCTTGAGCTCCTAAACTTAATAACTCTTTATCATTTATTTTAAATTCATTCAATATATTTTCTGTCTCTGTTATATATATCTTTGATAATCTTGTTAATTCATATTTTAATTTATCTTGGTATAATTTACATAATTCTAATGATAAACATAAATTCTCAAAGAATTTCTCCGGTTCTAATTCATTTAATTCATGAATAGGATAATGTTTTCTCATTATATTATATAACTCAAAACAATTTTTAGGTGTTAATGCAATTATCGAATTTATTAATTCGTCATTCTGTAAATAATTTATATCTAATACCGATAATGGATGAATATCTTGTATGTCAATACCATCCCAGAAATACTTTTCCTGATTAATAAAACGTTTTGTGTATGATACACGAACAACATTTGAATATTTAGTATCCTTTTTTAAATATCTCATCCATTCTGTTATTTCTTCTGGATTTCCTATTGTTGCTGATATTCCTAACATTGGACAATCAAACCGTTTTATTAAACGTTGCATTGCTGGCCCCTGTAATTTATTATTCATTTGATGTATCTCATCTACTATGATATACTCAAATGTTGAACTGTCTATTTGGTCTAACTCTATCGTTAAATCATTACTTGCCATCTCTAAATTTAACCATCTTTCAATATCTATAGGGGTTCCTATAAATATTCTTGGATTGTCATCAGAATATATATTATCATTTGTAATTAACATGATTGGTAAAAAATTACATGTTTTACTCTTCATCTTTCTAAATGTTCCTGCAACCTGATTTGCTAACTCTTTTGTTGGGACTATGAATAATACTCTATTTACTACGCGAGCGCAATAAGTAGAACATATAGTTTTTCCAGATGATGTAGGAGCATCAATAAAGATAGAACTTTTATTATTAATTAATTCCATAACTTGTTTTTGCCAGTCATCAACTTTCTTAATACTTTTCTGAAATGGCGAATGTGGTGGCATGATATCTTGCATTTCAGATAACTGAAAATTAATTATTTCATTTGGTGTATATTTTTTTTTACTTGATTCTATGAATTTAATTAATTTATGAAACTTTTTATCTATTATTCCATTTGTTAATCTCATTATTTCAATAAATAATATCTTTAATAAATATTCATCCGTTATCTTATAAACATATACTTGAAATATATATAACTTATTTTCTAATAATTCTATACTCATTATTTTACTTGCAATATCATTTAATGTAAATATTTTAAAGTTCGGAACGAACGAACCTGTGGTAGAGTTTTTAATATCGTTTTCTAATCTAGTAATAGTATCATTTTCGTCATTTACTAATTGTTTAGATTTTTTTTCATTATTCTTTTCAATAATACTTTTAACTTTATCTGATTTACCTTTTAGAGCATGTTTTTGTTCTTTTTTACCTAGATTTTTTTTAATACTTGCAATTCTCTGTATTTCTTTTTCTTCTTCTGTTAATGTATTATAATACGCTTCTATTGGGTCAAATCCTCCGTTTTCTCCCTGTTCATGTAGAAATATTCTAAATGTATCATGTTCCATTAATTCGTTCCATAATAAATTATCCTTATTAAATTCATTCATCCTTATATCAAAAATATTATCCATCGTATTACATATATACTCCTTTTGATATAATATTACACTTTCACTACTTTTTTTCTTACTTGGTAATATTATTGGACGTTTTATTATAGGCTCTCTTATTATTTCCTCTATTATAGGCTGTATTATAGGTTGAATTATAGGTTGTATTATTTGTTCGATAGGTTGAATTATAGGTTGTATAATGGGCTGTATTATCATTTCAGTAATGGGTTTAGCAATTTTATCATTTTCTATTTTTATAGATTGGCTTTTCATTTTTTCTAGTTTCAAACGTTCGAGAAAATCATTTTGTGAAACTTCTTGTTTATCATTTGAAATAGGTTTCTTTTTACGTTGAACTGTCGTAAAATCCTGTTTTTCAGACTTTATTGCGTTTCGTAATGACATTGCCATTTGTTCGAATTTGTTATATTATTATTTAATATTTAATATTTAAATAATTCAATTTTTTTTTATTTATTTTTATTTATAAAAATAAATAAAAAATAAGTAATATTTTATTCTCCGAATAAATATATCAATTTTTTTTTATTTATTTTTATTTATAAAAATAAATAAAAAAAAAGTAATATATTTACTAGCATAAAATAATTAGTTGTCATAAATAATTATCTTTTTATAGTTTAAATATTTGTTTTTATATTTTAAATATTTTAAATAATAATCTTTTTCTGTTGTATAGTACGATGACGCCTTATCATTAGTTGAACCTGTTTTAGTAAGCATTACATTCATCCCATTTGTAAGTCTTTTACTTGGGTTAGCAACGACATTGTTTATTGTGGTCGTTGCGTTTGCCATTGCATTACTTGTATTGGACGTTAATTCTTTTGCTTTAGCAGCTAATTCGTCTCTTGCGCTCGTTGTTTTTGCTATTACATTGCTTGTTTTTTCTGCTGCTAAAGCAGCTAATTCATCTGCTTTAGCAGCTAATTTGTCTCTTGTGGTCGTTGCTTTTGCTATTGCATTACTTGCTTTTGCCTTTAAACTGTTACTAACACTTTGCAAATTAAATGTGCTCATATTTATATATATATTATAATATATATATTATATTTTAAAAAAATATAAAAAAATAAAAATTTAACAAAAAAATGTCAAAATAAATAGTAAAATATCAAAATATTTAAAACAATATATTGTTTAATTATTCCATTTATATTAACTGTTTTTTTTTTGCTGTCAAATATATGTATAAAACTATTTCACGCATTAATTTATCAGAAATTGTCATGTTTATGGAAAAAATACAACTCAAAACAAATATAATGTAACAGTCGCAAATATCATGTTTTTCGATTTCTGCCTTTACACGCAAATTGCCTCTTTTGTCATTGAATTCTACATAACAAGTAAATTCAAACAAATTGCCTATGCAATCCGTTTCTATAACTTTAGTGATTCGCAAGATATTATCATGTTGCATTTTTTATCTTAAATATACTAGTGATTTTATAATAAAACGTATATATAATTTAAAATTCATTTTTTTTATTACGCTATCATGCATTAGGAAATAATAATCTATCTATCGTTGTTCTAACGCAAAATATTCTATGTAATATAATCCCTAATATAAAAAGCATTACGCATATTGCCATAAAAGAAGTTTGAAATACATACGATAAAAAATATGAAAATATTATCGTCATTACAACATCAACAATAGCAAAATTTAAAAATCTATAAGAATGTGCTCCGGTATTTGGATTACCAAAATAATTTGCATACTTACATAAACTCATTTATATTATATTATATTATATAATATTATATTATAATAAATAAACATATTTATGAACGCGTTGAATACGAACATATTCGTGTTGTCTTTGACTCGCAATGATTACATTTATTATCTTCAACATCAAAAGAAGAATAATATAAACCATCATGTCTCGAATATTCTGTTTCATAATTTATAACATAATGTTGTTCTGATTTCTTTTCATATTGATAATTATCATCTAAATAGTCAAGACTATTCGTAATATTATTAATTTTATAATATTCTTTATAATTTTTATTTAATCTTTCGTCATCAATGTCAAGATAATCGCTAAATGATTTTAGGCCGCAATCATGACATTCAATAATACATTTATCAATTTTAACTTTTTCTATATCTTTACGTTGTAAGGATACATTTATATAACCATTTATAGTGCCTTGATAGAATTTTTTATAATAATGAACTATTCTATTATCACCATACCATGAATTGCGCTTACGTTTCAAAACTCTTTTTCCTAAATATATTGCTTTGAATCCAGATACTTTAAATTTAATATTTCCAAATGTTTTTGCTATTACTTGATCCCCGATTTTTATATTACTATATTTATTAATAAAATTTTCTCTATTACTCATAAAGTAATAATCGTCATTCGTTGCATCTAACGTACATAATGGACACGATGCTTCTTCTTGTTTGGCTTTTTTATAATTATATAATACATAATCACTAAAACATTTATTATGAAAATAATGATTACACTTTGTCTTTAATATTTTATCTCCTTTTTTTATAGAACATAAACATAAACTACATACATCATTATTTAATGATTCTATATTTGTTTCGTCGCATATTAGTATTTGTTGTGTTGTCATTGCTTTTTTTCTACGAAAAAAATTCGCCTTGCTTTTTTTCTACGAAAAAAACTCGCGTTGCGAGGCTCGCGTTGCTCGCTTTGTTTTATTAAAATATTACGTTATATCTATGTATTTATTTATTCAATTTTTTTATATATGATTTAAAAATTGAATAAATAAATACATAGAAATAATATAATATTATTATATTAATAAAAGCGAGCAACGCGAGCCTCGCAACGCGAGTTTTTTTCGTAGAAAAAAAGCAAGGCGAATTTTTTTCGTAGAAAAAAAGCAATGACAACACTTTATAATCCTAAACTTGATGGATTTATTGAACTATTATATAACAATTATTTAAAAAGTCTCGTAACTAGAGAGATATCAATTGCAAATCAGAAATTTATTTCTGATATAAATTTATGCGCTCTTAGATTATCAGAAATAGATAGAAACTATTTGCTAAAAATGTCAGATAAAATATATCATTTACGTATTGAAAGATGGTCTTTAAAAACATATCAAGAAATTTCATCTCTTCCTCAATATCATGCAAAAGAGATAAATTTAGTGTTAAATGAAGAAACCGGATTAAAAGAATTAGGATGTAATCAATGCAAAAAGTTATTAATTAACATAAAAAAATGTGGAGGTTGCAAAGGTGCATTTTATTGTGATAAAACCTGTCAAAGAAATGATCTTATTAAACATAAACAATATTGTACGGGAATTAAAAAACAACATCATATATTAGGTCTTGCAATGAATTGTGTTATTGTTGAGAAAACAAAATGTTCTCAATGCAAAAAACCAAGTAAAACATTATTAAAATGTTCGTTTTGTTTTGGTGATTCATATTGTGATAAAAAATGTCAAAAAGAACATCACAAAATACATAAAGAAAGATGTAAAAGATTAATACCTTGTAATTACTGTAAAAATTATTATGAAGAGACAATTTGTCGTCCAGCATATTTAATTACATGTGATAAATGTTCCATAAAATATTGTGATGCTTGTGTTGCGATACATGATGCCAACCATGAAAACTAATCATGTCTAGGACAATATATAAAATAAAATAAAATAACAATACATGACTTTTTTTCTACGAAAAAAAGCAATGTCAACCATGAAAACTAATCATTTCTGACAATATATAAAATAAAATAAAATAACAATACATGCAATTATAGCAAAAATAACAAGCATTGTATAGTCAGTTTTATTATTTATGATATCATGGGTTATATTTAATGGTATCGATATATTTGTCATTGTGTTATTTCTACGAAAAAAACTTGTGTTGCTCATGTTGCTTTATTTTATTAAGTTATTATTATGTAAATTATAAATAAATATATATTCAATTTTTTTATATTCGTTCGTAGAATGAATATAAAAAAATTGAATATATATTTATTTATAATTTATATAATATTATATAAATTATAAACATGGAATTATTGAAAAAAAATATCGAAACATATAAAATATGTCCTGAAAAT